AATGTAGCCGCTGAATCAAATCCAGATGGTACAGCAGCTTATCGTGCCCCAACCAGCTATGCTGACAAAGGCCGTGGTGATTTACCAGGTGCAGGAAAGTTTAAAAACACGCCGGCAAAGGGTGGAGCAAATTCTAAATTAGCCCCAGCACCTAAGCCACATTTAGCCCAGGCAACTGGCGTTAATACAAAAACACCTTTTCCAAAAGGTTAATAGATAGATATGGCTCGTAACACATATCTCAAAGAACATCTAAGCTTCACTCAGGCTCGAGTAGTCCTCGAAACTGAGGAAGCCAAAGATGGCGGCAAAACTCTTTACATGAAGGGTATTTGTATTGAGGGCGGCGTAAGAAACGCCAATGAACGTGTATATCCTGTCAACGAAATAGCCAATGCAGTAGACACCATCAACGAACAAATTAAATCAGGTCATTCTGTACTAGGTGAAGTAGATCACCCAGATGATTTGAAAATTAATTTAGATCGTGTATCACATATGATTGAAGGTATGTGGATGGAAGGTCCTTGCGGTTATGGCAAGTTAAAGATATTACCAACTCCCATGGGACAACTGGTTAAAACCATGTTGGACTCGGGCGTTAAACTAGGGGTTAGTAGTCGTGGATCAGGAAATGTCAACGACCACAACGGACATGTCAGTGATTTTGAAATCGTCACTGTTGATGTAGTTGCCCAGCCAAGTGCTCCAAATGCATATCCAAAAGCAATTTACGAAGGCTTGTTAAATCATGCCGGCGGTCAACGGCTATTGGAAATGTTCAAGGATCCGGCTAAAAGCAACAAAGCACAGAAATACGTATCAAGTGAAGTAATTCGCTTAATACGTGGTCTGAAGATCGAAGGAAAATAATATGCTAGACGCATTGAAACCGTTACTAGATAGCGAGTTTGTAACTGAGGAAGCGAAAGCAGAAATCAACGAAGCCTGGGAAGCCAGAATTGTTGAAGCCAAGGAACAAGCCCGTGCAGAACTCCGCGAAGAGTTTGCACAACGCTACGAGCATGACAAACAAGTGATGGTGGAAGCCCTAGATCGCATGGTATCAGAAAGTCTTATCGCAGAAGTTCAACAGTTAAAAGCAGAAAAAGCTGCTATTGCTGAAGATCGCGTTAAATTCCAACGCAAAATTAAAGAAGACACTAACAAGTTTAACAACTTCATGGTGTCTAAATTAGCGGAAGAAATTGGCGAGCTGCGTAAAGATCGCAAAACACATAATGAGGGCCTACAAAAGTTGGAAGGCTTTATCGTTCATGCGTTGGCACGTGAAATCCGTGAATTCCAAGAAGATAAACGTGATGTAGTTGAAACTAAGGTTCGCCTAGTTCAAAACGCACGTCATCAATTAGAATCACTAAAGCATCGTTTCGTAAAAGAATCTGCTGAAAAAATGTCACGCTCTGTATCCCGGCATCTCAAGGCTGAACTCGGCCAATTGAAAGAAGACATCCAAGTTGCTCGCGAGAACAATTTTGGTCGTCGTATTTTTGAAGCATACTCAGCAGAATTTGGTGCTACTCACTTAAATGAGAAAGCAGAAGTTCGTAAACTGCATGATATGATTGCATTCAAAGATCAAAAGATTGCCGAAGCCATCAAATTCGCTAAGAAAGCAACTGTCTTAGTCGAATCCAAGGAACGTGAAGTACGCATCCTAAAAGAATCCAATGTACGTACACGTACTATGGAAGAATTGCTTAATCCTTTAAATGAAGAAAAGCAAGAAGTTATGCGTAATTTACTTGAAAGCGTTCAAACAAGTCGTTTGAAGTCAGCTTTTGAAAAGTATCTACCAGCCGTTTTAGAAAATCGTTCGGCAAAAGCTGCTCAACCAGCTAACACCCAAAGATTAACTGAAGCAACTGGCGATAAATCTGCCCGTGTCCAAGAGCAAGAAGACGAAAGCGACAGCAACGTCATTGATCTTAAGCGGTTGGCAGGGCTGTAAAAAGAAAAAAGGAGACTTAAATGTCACAAGCATTATTAGAAAGCCGTTGGGGCGAGACAAAAGATGCGTTGCTAGAAGGCCTAGGCGGCTCAAAGCGCAATTCGATGTCTGTAATCCTCGAAAACACCCGTAAGTATTTGAAAGAAAATGCAACATCGGGTTCGACAGCGTCAGGCAACATTGCTACATTAAACCGTGTAATTCTGCCAGTTATTCGACGTGTAATGCCAACCGTTATCGCTAACGAGTTGGTTGGTGTACAACCAATGACTGGACCTGTATCACAGATCCATACATTACGTGTACGTTATGCGCAGTCATTGACTGACAACAGTTTAGCTGCAACAAGCGTAACAGCTGGTCAAGAAGCGTTAAGCCCATTCACCATTGCTACAGCTTACTCAACAGTTCCACAAGGTACTACTACTGCTACTGCTTATACCGGTAACAATACAGCTACAATGGAAGGTACTGGCGGTAAGCAAATCAGTATCCAGATCTTGAAACAAGCTGTTGAAGCTAAGACACGTAAGTTACAAGCTCGTTGGACATTTGAATCAGCACAAGATGCTCAAGCTATGCATGGCATTGACGTTGAAGCAGAAATTATGGCTGCTTTAGCTCAAGAGATCACAGCTGAAATCGATCAAGAAATTCTCTTATCGTTAAGCTCATTGGCTGCTACAGAGTACACATACAACCAAGCTACAGTATCAGGTACTGCTACATTCGTTGGTGATGAACACGCTGCTTTAGCTGTTCTGATCAATCGTGTTGCTAACTTGATCGCCCAACGCACACGTCGTGGCGCTGGTAACTGGGCCGTTGTTTCAAGTGCTGCTTTAACAGTACTACAATCTGCAACAACATCAGCTTTTGCTCGTACAACAGAAGGAACATTTGAAGCTCCTACAAACACTAAGTTTGTTGGTACATTAAATGGTTCATTACGTGTATTCGTAAACAGCTATGCTCCAGATACACAATCAGTATTGGTTGGTTACAAAGGTTCGTCAGAGGCTGATGCCGCTGCGTTCTATTGCCCATACATTCCGCTGATGAGTTCTGGCGTTGTGTTGGATCCAAGCACATTCGAACCAGTCGTATCATTTATGACACGTTACGGGTTTGTGGAGCTCACTAACACGGCCAGCTCATTCGGGAATGCCGCCGACTACGTTGGAGAAATAGCCGTGCAAAATCTGAGCTTTTCATAGGAAAAAGACAAGTTCTGTACAACATCTATTTGTTATAAAATTCTCAGGGATGGGAAGACAAGAGAGGCACAGCGATGTGCCTTTTTTGTTGACTTTTAATTCGAACTATGTTATTTTAGTAATGCTGCGGATTACATAAATAACTATATGAAACATTTTATCTACAAAACAACACACAAGAACGGAAAATATTACATCGGTCGACACAGTACCGATAATGTTGATGACGGCTACATTGGATCCGGACGTTGGCCTAGATCCATAAAAGATAAATCGTCTATCACCAGAGAAATAATCGAATATGCAGATAGCGAAGAATCTTTAATATTATTGGAACAACAGTATCTAACCGAACATTACTGTAAACCTAACTGTATGAATATGAGTAATACAAGCACAGGTGCGCCGACAGGTGATGCTAATCCTATGAAACGTGCAGAAGTAGTAGATAAATTTAAAGGAGATAATCATTGGTCACATAAACGTCCAGATGAATTCCATAAAGTATTTTCAGAAATACAAAATACTTTAATAGATACTGGAGAGCACATCTTCAAACGAGATAATCCAAATAAAGACGGTAGTTGTGTTAAAAAAGCATTAGAAAGAAAAACACATATAAATTACACAAACAATCCCAGTATCTGGCGTAGCGAACAGGGTATTCATCACTGGCAAAACGGCAAATCGCCTAATGCTGGTGGCAAATTAAACAAGCGACTTGTCGAAGAAGGTCGGCATAACTTTTTAGGTTCAGAGTTAAACAATAAACGCATCGCAGCGGGTACACACAACTTTTTGGGCGGCGATAGCAACCAACGCAGACTGGCGGCTGGCACACATCCAAGTCAGATGAAAAAGTCCTGTGAACATTGCGGAAAGACCTCAAGTGTGAGTATGTACACTCGT